TTGCCAGCGAGCATATATATAACTACGTGGAACATGTCAAGTTCGCAGAGGGTTTGGAAGCGGCTGGAAAGTTGCCCAAAGATTTCATGGCCATTGACCCTGTAAGCCATAAGGACTATATATGGGATGATGTCACCCGTATGCGGACATTGAACAGTAGGCAGTCACAGAAGAACCTTAGAATGCACGTATGTCCGTTGCAGTTGGATATTGTCGAGCGACTGATTGAGCGTTATAGTAACAAGGGAGAGTTGGTATTCGACCCGTTCGGTGGTATCGGTACTGTTCCCTATTGCGCGGTAAAGATGGGGCGTAAAGGATTGAGCACTGAACTTAACTACGACTATTGGCGTGACAGCTTGACGTATTTGCGAGAGGCTGAGTGCGACGTAACCAGTCCGACATTGTTTGATTTGTTTGATTGCGCATAACGTTTGATTTTTGACATAATAAATTTTTGGCACGAAAGATTGATGGGTGGCAGACGTAAAGAACTGTCGCCCATCTTTTTATTGATTTCCGTATTTAAATCGTTTCTAAGAGCGTTTTATATATTGGGTGGTGTAATTACTCATTTTTTAGATAAAAAGCCGTTAGAACGCAAAAAATAAAGAAATTATTTGGAAAATATAAATATTTCCTTTATCTTTGCCAGCGAAAACAAAGATAAATCATATTTTTCTGTATGAAACCAGCATTGCATATCATCAGCTATATTCGTGAAGCGCGAAAGCGTGGCCAGTCATTGAACCGTATCTGCAAGGATTTGGCATTGTGCCCTACGGTGGTTAGTCGATGGATGCGTGAGGGTATGGATGCAGAAGCCAACGGATAAAAGGGAATGGTGCTCCCCCACCAACAGGAAGTAAATGATTAGATTAAGCGAGAGTAGGGTCGAAAGTTTGCGAATGAGGTTCAAATCCTTGTATTCCCACAATATTAAATGAATGACGATTATGAAAAGACAGGTTTATGGAATGGTTGCTGACATCGAAAAGGTCATCAGCAGAAAAAGTGAGAGGTGCGACAAGTGCCAGCATGAGACGGAGAAATGTACGAAGTTGTTTGTCACGCCCTGTACGTTAAGGACGGTGTGCGTAGAATTGAAATAAATTACTATGGAACTAAAAGACATGACATTTCCACAGGTCTTGCAGTTGGAGATATTCCAAGAGGAATTAGACCAGCAGATGCAGCGAGAAATGAATGCGTACACGGAAGCCAAGAAACACGGAAAGGTGGCACGTATGGCATTGACATCACTCATCGATAAAGGGAAATTCACGATGGCAGACATGACGGCAGCGTATTACCATATCATGCACAAGGAAGCAGACGGTTACAGCGCAAACGAGCGACAGTACATCCAAGACGTTTGCACGATAGCATATACGGCAACCATCAGACGTTTGCAGAATGAGAGTGAAGAAAACAGCCGCAATCCGTTACTTCGTTTTGTCCGTTGGTTGCTGGCAAAATGGAGAATCAAACAGAATATTGTATGAAACCGATAGACCCACAAAAGAGAGCCGACATCCTTAACTACATTACGCAAGGTTATTCCCAGCGTGAGGCATTTACCAAAGCTGGTATAGCCGAAACGACGTTCTATCGTTGGTGTGATGAAGATGGGGAGTTTAGGGAGTTAGTACGTAAAGCCCAAGACGAGGCACGTATCACTAAAGCCGACGTCAGGGCCGTTGAACAGTCGTTGCTTGATATTGCCCGTGGCTTTGAATACGAAGAGGTTAAGACCGAGTATGAAAGCCGAGAGGTCATAGATGAGCAGACAGGCAAAAAGGAATTCAAGCCAGTCATCAAGAAACAGGTACGAACACAGAAACGCGTCGTTCCTAACGTGGAAGCTATTAAGTTCCTGTTGACAAACCGCGACCCGCAGAACTGGAAGAACCGCATCGACACTATGCAGATGGGAAGTATTGCTACCGACCTGCATATCGTCATGAAAGGCGACCCCGAAACCAAGTTCCCCAGCAAGGAGAGTGAGATTGATTTAACGAGAGAAACAAAGAAAGATGAATAGCGATTTGCAGCTCAAAAAAGACAAGAAAGGAAAGTGTTACATTCTCAGTCACAAACGATGTGGCATAACGGAATGTATATGGCTTACGTCTGATGAGTTGCAGCAGCTGGATATAATGTTACGATATGGAACGGAGATTGGAGAAAGGCAAAGACGAGCCGCTGTATAAGTGGTGCAAGCGCATAGCTGATGAGTTGGGAATGAATGACGAACAGCGTGACGCATTATCCGAAGTCAGGAAACAGTCGTATATTGAGGGTGTCAATGCAGAGCGAGCAATGAGAAAGAAATTCGAGAATCTGTTATGATATGGAATTATTAAAAGAATTTATCGAGGTTACAGCACAATACGACGGTAGGAAAGCGTGCATTCGTGCATCATTGATAGAGGGTATTACTGATAATGCAGAGCAACGAGATGGAGAAAAGGTGCTTTTAGAAAGCCGTACAATATATTATGCTGGTCATAGTATTAACGTGATAGAAAGTTATGACGAAATCATAGAAATGATATATCATGCCGAATTATGACGGATGAGGGTAAACTGTTTGATGTGTTGCCGTTGTATGCCGTCAACCGTGACAGCAGAAAGCGGACAAAGGTCAACCAAGGCGGTACGTCCAGCGGTAAGACCTATTCCATCATGCAGTTACTTTTCGTCAAGGCTATGGAGCGTTACGGATTGGTTATCACGGTAGCTGGTCAGGATGTGCCCAACTTGAAGAAAGGTGCATTCCGTGATGCAAAGAAGATACGCAACGATAGCCAGATATTACAAGTATGGTTTCCAAAGGTCAATGAGGGTGAGCGCGTCTTTCAATGTATAAACGGAAGTATCATAGAATTCTCATCGTTCAAGGATGCACAGGACGCGAAATCGGGAAAGCGTAACATCTTATTCGTCAATGAGGCCAACGGCATACCATTCGACATCTTTTGGCAGCTTTACATCCGTACCAGTGATGAGGTATTCATAGATTACAACCCATCGGCTCGCTTTTGGGTGCATGAGAAGATGTTAAACCGTAATGATGTGCAGCTTATCATCAGCGACCACAGGCAGAACCGTTTCTTGACACAGGAGCAGCACGATATGATAGAGGGCATAGAAGATGACGAGTTATGGAAAGTCTATGCGAGAGGTGCTACGGGAGCCATCACAGGTCTTGTCTTTCCACGTTTCAATGTCGTGGATGCGTTACCACCGAGAGAGGAATGGAAGATGCATGTCTATTGCTTGGACTTCGGTTTCACGAATGACCCGACAGCACTCATACATCTGATATTGGCGCATGGTGAGTTATGGATGGATGAGTTGTTGTATTCAACAGGCATGACCAACCCGATGATAGCAGAACGCGCCAAGGCGCAAGGTCTGAGTCGTGCTGATGTTATCATAGCGGACTCGGCAGAGCCGAAGAGTATTCGGGAACTTAACAACCTTGGATTATATGTCGAGGCATGTGTCAAGGGTGCAGACAGTATCAAGAATGGTATCGACATCTTACAGCGTTACACGCTCAACGTAACACGACGTAGTACAGGATTGCGCAAAGAGTTGCTGAATTACAAGTGGAAAGTGACAAAGGATGGTATAACGACTAACGAGCCAGTGGATTGTTTCAATCACGCGATAGACGCGGTACGATATGGTGCGCTGGCACGATTGAAGATAGCAATGAAGCCGAGAGGCATCACAGTAAGACAATAACGACATATGGTGTAAATATGTTTTTTGTTTTTTTTCTCCTTCCAAAATTGAATTTATATTGGTATATTGTTTTAGGTTAGTATTTAAGTTCGTTATTGTCGATATAGTAAGAATAAGAGTATTCTTTGTTTTTATTTGAGATTGCCCGAAGCCGTCCGAGAGGATAGTTGAGGGCTTTTTTAGTGAAAACAAGTTAAAAAATAAAGAAAACCTTAACATGATATATACAACTTATAAAGAAATTCTTTATCTTTGCAGCACACATTACAGGGGGTTAGTAGTGTAGTGTAAAGCAACATTATTAATCCAAAACAAAAAATCAAGAATCATGATTACTTGTAAATGTCCAGCAAATGCAGCCCTTACAACTATTCCTGCACAGGGTTGTGTAGAATCATTCGGACAAATCCAAAAGGTCGCCTTTCAGCGTCTACAATTATCAGCAGGAGAGAAGAATTATTTCGACAAAAGTGCCATTACTAAGTTGTCGGAGTGGTCAGGAATATTGTCTGCCGCAGATAATGGAAAGATTGTCATTTCGCCTTATATTCAGGCTCCAAACGTTGAAGCTGGTGCAGCCCGTACGTTTGGCGGTGGTAACGAAACACTTGGTGGTGTTGAAATGATTATTGGACGTGAGCCAACCACTTTCCAAGGTGTCATCCGTGCCGTGAAGCAGACCATCATCGCTGCAATGAAAGAATTGCAGTGTGAGGCTATTGCCGACAATCTTGGTGTATATCTGTTTGATGAGAATGGTAATATCGGTTGTTTGGCTGATGACCCATCAAATGCCAACAACCTTTATCCAATCCCCATTCGCTCGCTGTTTATTGGCGACAAGACGTTTGGTGGCTTAGAGGCTCCAGATAGCAATGCTATCCAGTGGACTTTCATGCCCAACTATTCTGACAACTTCTATATTTGCGTGCCAGACGGATGGAACCCACTCACAGACCTCGTGCCGGCAGCTTAATTATGTTCCATAAATATTTGTCAACATGGCTAATTGCAAAACAACAATGATTACTTTGAACTGTCCTGCCCTTGGTGACAGGCAGTTTGAAGTAAGCCATGCAGAAAGGTTACTGGCAATGCCTATCAATGGGGGTTGGCATCTTCCCGAAAATTCCAAATACGTCTACGAAAATGGGGCTATCAGTCGAAGACATAAAGAAAAAAGTACTGGAGAGAAAGGCAAAAAGAACAATTGACCTTGCACTCCTGCATCAGAATCGTCTACGCTTTCATGTGCAGACCGAGGCGAATACTCCTGCCGTGCTTGCTCCCTTGACAAACAGGGTACAGCAGACGCGACAGGGTATCGCTTCCTTTGGTGTCATGCAAGCATTGTGGGATTTTCTCGCATTTGCTGAGAACCTGTTGCCACATGATAAGTACAAGACATTTGAGGGTCTTTTCCGTTTTCCCGTTGAAACAAACAAGTTGACGGCCATTTGTTTCGATAAGTTAAGTCGTATCTTTGAGGGGCGCGACCCTGTATATATGTATCGTTTCACGAATCCTGAATATGCGGCAGATTGGGAGCAGTACCGTACAGAGCGACTGAAAGAGCCTGCAATATGGAAGACGAAAGGATGGGAGTTCTTTAAGACGGAAATCAACAGTGTGCTTGTCTGTGACCTGCCGAGAGAACAGGCAGCAGGTGACCGTCTGCCTCAGCCTTATTTCTATTGGTTGCCTATCCGTGATGTCGTAGCGTTCAAGGCGCATGAGGATGGTGTCATGAAGTGGATAGCATTCCGACAGGATGATGACGAGCTGGCAGTCCTTGATGACGAATATTACCGTCTGTTTGATTATAAGGACGGAACCATCGGGCAACTGATAGCAGAGAACCGTCACGACCTTGGTTATTGCCCAGCGCGTTTCTTTTGGAATGAGCCGATGTCGCTTGACTACCCCGATGTCAAGATGTCGCCTATTACGAAGATGTTAGGCGCGTTGGACTGGTGGCTATTCTTCCATATCAGCAAACATCACCTTGACCTATACGGTAGTTATCCCATTTACACAGGCTATGAGCAAAATTGCGACTATCATAACGACAATACAGGCGACTATTGTAATGGTGGTTTCCTGTATGATGCGCAAGGTACGCAGAAGATAGACATGGCAGGGTTGCCAGTCAAATGTCCTAAGTGTGGCGATAAGCGTATCATCGGTGCAGGCTCGTTTATCGAGATACCAGTGCCACAGGCAGACCAGCCCGACCTACGTAATCCTGTCACGATGTTAAGTGTTGACCGTAACAGTCTTGACTATAACGTAGACGAAGAGGACAGACTGAAAAACGACATCATCACAAGTATTGTCGGCACGAATGAGGAAATAACGACGCGTGACGCGCTCAACGAGCAACAGATAAAGGCAAACTTCGAGAGCCAGAGCACAGTCTTGAATCGTATCAAGACAGGCTTCGAGAATGCCCAGCAGTGGGTGGATAGCACGATATGCCGTTTGCGTTATGGCAATAGCTTCATATCGGCTGGTATCAGCTATGGTACGGAGTTCTACCTGTCAACAGCCAACGAACTTCGTGAGCGTTACAAGGCAGCGAAAGAAGCTGGCGCAAGTGAAAGCGAACTGGATGCGCTGTATGAAAAGGTCATCGAGACGGAGTATCGGAATAATCCACAGATGCGCCAGCGTCTGATGATATTGGCTGACATCGAGCCATACAACCATCTGACACGCGACGAGGTGATAGAGTTGCAGGCAAAGGGTATTGCAACGAAAGAGGATGTCATTATCAAGCTGAACTTTGCAGACTATATCCGTAGATTTGAGCGTGAGAATATGGCTATCACGGAGTTTGGAGAGAATATCGACTACAATAATAAGATACAGGTGATTTCCGACCGCCTGCGTGAATATGCGTCGGAAGAGATAACAAAACTTAATCCACAAAATTAAAGCACATG